ACAAAATCAAAAGCATCAATAAAGGCTTGTGTGTCATCTGTTGGAGATGGATTTATACTGCCATCTAGCAATAATCCGTCTCCAACTGCACCAAATTGTCTTACATTCACTGTCGCATAATTTGCCTTATATTCAGTAAATGTAGTAACCACCTCTTGCAAAGCACCTTCCACAGTTGTGGCAGTTATTATATTTCCTGCATCTATTATAGTATTATTTGCTTTTTCAACTATCTCCCCTGCTCCATTTAAAACTGCAATTTCATTTGACACTTCTGTAATAGAACTTACAATATTTGATTTTGCAACTGTAGGAAGATTCGCTAAATCTCCAACCTTTTCAAAATCATGAGCATCAATTCTTGCTTTAAGATTCGCATATCCAACTCCTAATGAACTAACTCTAGCATTTTCTACTTCTTGAGTAGTTAAACTTCCGGCTCCTCCTGGAACACTTCTAAAAGCTTCTACTTTTGTTCCTGCAACAACACCACTAGTTAATGTAAATGAATTTGTACTAGTTTCAGTATAATTTACTCCAATAATTTGTTTAATTCCAGTAACATATACCATCAATTGATTTACACCAACTAAATAAGGAAAATCAGTCAATGTAAACAATGTCTGATTTTCTGTTGCTGTAAAAACCTGACTATCGTTTGCTCCATAGCCTCCTGCAAAAGTTAAATCTAAAACATATGATTTTTTAAATATAGTTCCATCATATCTCCACATGGCATTATTTGATGTGGTTGTATCATTAATTACTTGATATGTGTCTCCAAGAATATTACTAGATGCAGGAAGAGATGCTATTCCTGTAACAACACCTTTAAAATTTATATATCCAGATGAATATGTATTTTGACGATTTTCTTCTTGTGATTCACGAGTATTTTCTTGAGATATTCTAGTATCTTCATTGAGTTGAACTGAAGCATTAGTTTCATTTAATTCTCCTATTGAAGTATTTGCTGTTGAAATAGTACCATCTAAAGTTCCATTTATAATTGTTGCAGAATCAATTGAATCATCTAAATTATTTTTTGTTGAATTGGCTGTTGTATTACTTGAATCAAGTGCAGTTTTTGTTCCAAGTGCTGTAGTATTCGATCCATCTAATGAAACTTTGGTTGCCAAAGCTGTAGTATTAGATGCGTCTAAATTACTTTTTGTAACATTTGCTGTTGTATTGCTTGAATCTAATGCTGTTTTTGATATTCCAGATGTAGTTATACTTGCATCTAAATTTGTTTTAGAAGTTGTAGAATTAGAAATGGATAAATCCAATGCTGTTTTTTTGGTATCAGCAGTTGTAAATCTAGAATCTAAATCTGATTTTAATATATTGCCCGTAGCAATATCTGAATCTAATTCTGTTTCTAAAGCTTGAGCAGTAGAAATGGCAGCAGTTAATCCTCCTAAAGATTCAATTGCTACTGAACCTGTATTTATCATATTTTGAAGAGTTTGTGTTACATCGTTTCCATCTGTACTATAGATTCTTTCTGCAGGTATTTGGATAGTTCCTCTACCTTGATACGATACTAAAACCGTTTGTCCGATTTCAGAAGAATTAAAAGTAATTATAGAGTTTAAGTAATTTACATAAAAAGAATTAATTGATAAACCTGTAACTGTTTTAGATTCATTGTAACAAGCAATAGAATATACAGATGTATTATTTGGAGTTATTGCCCATGTTCCAGATATTGTTGCTATTTTTGTACTCCCCACATAATCTGTGATTAATTTTGATTGTCCTGAACCAGTTCCGCCTGTGATAGTTATTGTGAAATTATTATATCTGTCGTCAATAGCTGAAGCACTGGATGTCAATGTAATTGTACTTGATGCTCCTGCTTGTGCTGTACCAACTAATACAGCAGTTACACCATAAAATTCACTGCCAAGTTCATCGAGAACTATTTTACCTTCATTAGAAATTACACATAAGTCTTGTTTACTAATCAAATCTTCTCTTAATTCATACAAAAGTGGGTTATTAAATTCAAATGCCATTTATTTCTTTCCTCCTTTTTAATATAAAAAGAGAGATAAACTAATTATCTCTCTAATTTACAATGTTTTATTTTTGTTTTTTAATAAATATTAATATCTCACTAAACTTTAATAATTTACTACTATTATTGTGAAAGTTGTTTAAAAATTTTCATGCAAAAAGAATACATAATTGATAATGGATTCTTAATAACTTTATTTATGTATTCATAATATTATCAATGTAACAACGGACTGTTTCCTACATCCAAATTATTATTTTCACATTGTTCTGAATCAGAAAATTTTTCTAAATCATAATCAATTTCCTTCAATAATTTATCAATAAATTCAATTCCTTTTGCAGTCACAAGTGTCTGCGTTCGATTTACAATTTCGCCATCTGCATCAGGAATTGTATATTCTCTGACTACAAATAATTTTTGTTCAAGATATTGTTGTCTAGGAACATTATGCTTTTCTTTATCATTTTTACTTCCAGTCATAAGAATATCTTTTTCACGTAAAAATGCAAATAGTCTTCCACGACCAACATTAAATGATTTCGCAACGGAATTCATATTTTGGCTTCCATTTGCTCCAATCAACTGATCAAAACTTCTTGCCTTTGGAATCAATTCTTGTGCTTGTAATTCCAAAAGTTTTCTTTCCTTTTTCTCTTTGAAGTATGCAATACCTCTTTCATCCTCATCCATATCAAGATAATTTTGAATGAATGATTCTATATTTGGAATAAATGCCTTCGCGAGAACATCTTTTGCTTTTAGTTGATATTCAATAAGATTGTCTATGGTTGTTGTATAATCTTTACCATATTGTACTTTTAAGGCTTCACTTTCTTTTTTCATTTTAGGAGTAATAGGTATTTTAGCAAGCCATATTGGAAGAAATTCTAATTCAATACACAATGCGTTTCTGACCTGCCCCTCTAATTTTAGGGGAAGCTTTTTACACCCTTTCCTTAAAACAACATCTTCTTGCATACTAGCAACTTGGTGATCTTTTTGTTTTTCAGTTAATCCTATTCCGTTACATATGTAACTAACTCCCACAAAAATATTGCCATTAATATCTTGTACAGCCAATAAAGTTGTTCCATTAAAATCCACTTCTTTAATTATTAATTCGTTTTCCATATTATCCCATTCCTTCTTTCTTAATTTTAATATTATTTTATTTATTGATAATGACTCAACTAAATCATACATATATTAGTTGGTTCTCTAGCCATAAACCTCACCACCCTTCTATCCAATTATACCTGAATAGAAAAGTAATGTCAAACAATAAATAAAAATAATTTAAAAGAGAAATAGGGTATAGGTGGATAATAATTTACAAAAAGGAAAGAACCTATAATTGATTCTTTCCTTTAACTATGGTATAATTCTACTTGCATGAATTCTTTAATAATCTTCCTACACGATCTGTTGCTCTAACAACAGGTCTTTCTTTTTGTCTAAAATCTTCTTAATAAATTCCAAAGACTTCGTAGTACACAATGTCGTGCAAATATTTGTCACACCATCGCTAGTCCTTCTTGGAATAATCTTAACTTTGAATAAATTAGCCTCAAGATATTGAGAATAGGGGAGATTCCAATTAAAACCATTGTCAGATAGTACATGTTCTTCTCTCAATATTTTCATGAGCGTATTTCTTCCGCAAAACCCAAACGTATTAGCAACTTGCTTAAAATTCATTAAATCTTTTTGATCAATTAACTCATCATAAATCTCAACTTTTGGTTTCTGATCTTCTAATTGCTGTTCAATTAACAATCGCTTTTGCTTTTCTTCTTTTAATTGAGTTGCTAATTTAATAATAAAATCAGGATCATTTAAGGTTTTTTCAATTGTATCCTCAGTCATATAAATACCATGTTTACGAATAGAAGGAAGGACTTCAGATGTAACCCATTTCTTAAATTGTTTTGCTTCTGGTTTTTTACTGCCAAATATAGCATTGTACAAACCAGACTCATTGATAAAATACATTCCTTGTGAGTTTACATTTTCGAGTCCGAGTGAAACGGAGTCGGAATAATTAAGCTTGATTTTATCATCTTCATCTAATCTATCTAGCATATTAGAGGTTTTAGAATATTCAAGAAGATCAGCAATATCTTTTGCAACAAACCAAGGCTCTTCATTTTTAATAAATACTCTTAGATTACCAAATCTTTCATTACTAAACAATACTAAATCATTCACAAAGTTCACCAACTTTATTATAACCAAGAAATTCTAATAAACAATTTTCACAAAAATCAATCACAATACGTTCATTATCCCATTGACTACCATACTGACCAACTTTATTGATTTGCCAAGATGGGTCAAAATGTCTATCTAATAATTTATAACATTTTTTGCAAACCATAGGTTTTTCGCTAATAGCAAAATCAATTTGTCCATTGTTTAATATAATTGAAAATACTGAATCATACATATTACTGCCTTCAAAATAATTAATCTCTTCAATAATATCTTTAGGAATTATCATTTCCTGAAGAGTTGGTTTATTAATATTTATGTCATAAAACTCTAGATTGTCTCCGTCTTCCACAAGTTTGAACTGTTGATATGTATTCATAGATTTAATAGATTGAATAGGCGACATGAATACCTGAACCTGTTTTCCTGTGTATGTGTCTGATAGAGCAACCATCTCTTGAATTGAAACTTCTCTCATAATAAAAACTCCTCTATATTCATATTTAGGATTGTTTATCAACCCCTTAATACTATTATAGAGGATAGAGTCAGTTATGTCAATACATTATGGAAAAACAATTTACATTACAATTCTTCTAAATCATCTAAATAAAATATATCATTAAAATCCATATTAAGCACATACGCAATCTTTAAACCTATATCTGTACTTGTTGTATATCTATTTTTTACTAGGTTAGACATTGTTTGTCTAGTAACTCCAACTTGATTTGCTAACCAAGTTTGTTTAATTCCTCTTTCTGCAAGGATGTTCTCTAATCTATTTTTTACTGCCATAACCCCAATCACTCCATTCCAATCTATTATATCACATTACCCATATGCTCATCAAAATCATAAACATATGTATTAGAAAAGAGATTATGAATAAAGATTAACTTTTAAACATTATATTTACATTTATATTATAACACACTAAATAAATATAAGTCAAATAATTTTATTTATTATTTTACGAAAATCAATCTTTATATTCATAATAAATAAAAGAGGAGAATCTAAATTATCAATTCTCCTCAAACAAATAATAACTATTCCTGACAAATATTGTCGAATAAATCTTTATTGTCCACAACATATGATAAACTATAAACTAAAGAAAGGAGGAGATTAAATTGAATCTACCTAAAACAAACCATTGTCCTAATTGTGGAAACAATACATTTGGAGCTTTAGCAGGAGATGGAACTCCATATGCTATTCTAACTTCTGCAAACAAAGATAAACATGGAAAGTTTATTCCTGATGCTACAAAAGTATTAGCAGTAATTCCTATTATTTGTGATAACTGTAATTATGTAATGTTGTTTAAAGAAAATTAATTGGATTTATTCCATTTGTATTCATTAGTATTAATTACACTTTGTTGCTCAATTTTGTCCCATAAATACTTAAGAATATCAATTTTAGACTGTTCATTTTGAGCAGTTTCTTTTTTATTATCTGTCATTTTTATATCACATCCTTTCTTAATTTTACATAAAGAAAAAGACCTGATTAGAGGTCTTCTCTTTTACATTAACTATTAAAAACATAATTACCAAACAATTTTACAATTAGGTAAAAATTTATTCAACTCGCTTACATCCTCTTCGCTAATTTTATTATTCTCTAAATTAAGTTCAACTAAATTAACCAACCCCTTTAATCCAGTTATATCTTCAATTTTGTTTTTACTTAAATCGAGATTTATCAATTTTACCAATCCATTTAGTTCACCTATGTCATTAATTTTGTTATCACTTAAATCTAAATCAACTAATCCCGTTAAATTTTCTATTCCACTTAAATCATCAATGCCTAATGAGCTTGCATCTAAAAATTCAATATCGACTACATCATTTTTTACTAATATTCCAATTGGTTTGTTAATCATTTCTCTAATTGCATTTTCCAAATTGGGACTTTTAAATTTAATCATTTCATTATTTACAATTATCTTACATTGAACTGTTTTATTACCGTCTGTGGTAGTTGCGGTGATAATTGTCTCTCCAACCTTTAAACCATTTACTATGCCATTTAAATCAACTGTTGCTACTGATGGTTTACTTGATTTCCAAACTACTTCCTTATTACTAGCATTACTTGGAAAAATAGTAGCGATTATAGTCTCGTTACTTCCTACGTTAATATTGCATAAGAGTGTATTTAATTTAATTCCACTAACTTTAATAAGCAAAGGATCAATAGTAACACTTACTATGCATTTAGCAGTCTTTTTACCATCAACAGTTGTTACCGTAATAGTTACTTTACCTTTTTTAATTCCTCTGACAACACCTAAATTATCTACTATAGCAATTGATTTATTACTTGATTTCCATATTACATTTTGATTTGTAGCTGTAATAGGTGTAATAGTGGGGATTAATGTTTCAGATGATCCAATATTAACAGATGTTGTTTTCTTGTTTAGAATTACTTTTGATACTTTTACAGTTTTTACTGCGATATAATTGTCGCTTGTGTTACTAAAACTCACATCCGATGCTAATGATGGTAATACCGTTGTAAACAATAATGACATAGACAACACGATAGTAGAAAATGACTTTAATAATCTATTCATATTAAGAATTCCCTCCTTTGTATTTTTATGTCATTATTATATACGAAAAATTAGATAATTGCAACTATAATATTAATAGACAATATTTATTTTATTACCAATGAATTAATTGTACGTCTATGATAGTTTCTGCATTCATAACTTGCTCTTTTAATTCCTTGTATCTACTTAATTTACTCTCTATAAACATATTAGAATCTTTATACAATACAATAAATTCTTCTCTAGTTAAAGCAACCCATCCAATATCAATTGTATTCCATTCTACAGATTCTATGTTTGAGTCCAACATAAGTATATTCATTTGTCTGTTTAGATTTGCTTGCCATTCTAAATCAAATTTATATTTATGTTCTAAGGCTGATGTACAACTAGAATAAAACCCTCCTACTATCTCTAAATTACATTTCGAATTTATTTCTTCTATCTTAGACTTTTTAATATCATTTAAGTTAATTAAAATATCAGATTCAGATAAAGGAGTATAGATTGGAATTCTATCCCTAATTTTATAATTTAATTTATTGTTTTTAAGATGTTCATATTCAGTATCATCAAGATATAATGCAGTTGTTCCTTCTGGTATATAACTAATTTCATCATCTTTTCCTTCAATTGAATCACCTCCACAAAAAGAAGTGATATTACCATTTGAGTCATAAAATAGATACATTAGCTTAATCACTTCCTTTTATTATGTTGGAGGTTTAATTATTAAATCTGCTCTATATAGTTTACAAGTGTATCCAGATGTATTTGCCATAAAACCTACTGCTAATTTATCTCCTGCTGCCAATGAAATCCATTGCGATCTTACTTTTGTTGGAGATGTATTATTAGTTAATACGTATGCACTATTGTAAACATCGCCATTACTAGCAATTCTTAATAGAGTTGCACTAGCATAATCACCTATTCCACTACTACTTAAATTTGCCTCAAGTGCAAATAATGTTCCAGTAACCCAATATGAACTAACTGTATGAAGAACATTTGAAGATGTTAATTCATTTATATTATCTACTGTATTTGTGCCCATTCTAACTACTTTATCTTGATCATATTCACTTGTGCTAACATAAGAATTATGAGCAGGATAATATAAAGGGATATAAATCTCATCTATAATCGTTCCGTCATCCCCATCTGTTCCATCTGTACCCTTAATCAAACTCCATGTGTAATCAGATGGAGTTGTGCTTTCTGACGAAACTAATTTATTATAAGCAACTCCTATATATGTTCTATTTGTTGGATCATCGCTTAAATTTGAACCATTAATATCAGTGGCATATTTAATCCAAATATATCTAGGAGAACCATCTTCTCCAGGTTCCCCTTGTATCCCTTGATCTCCAACAGCTTTGACCCAAGTATAAGCAGAAACAGACGTAGAATCAGCCACTATATTATCAGAATATGTCCCCATATAAATTCCTGCATCTTCTCCACTATTTGCAGTAAATGTTGTTCCACCATCATTGGAATACTTAATATGAAAATATGACGCTTTTGTATCAGCATATATTTTTGCCGAAGAAGCAATAAATTGTGATAATATATCCTTTGAACTATAATATGTTTGAAATATTGCATTAAAATCATTTCTAACAATTATAGAATCAGTGGTTAAATCCGCTAAAATTGGAGAAAGATAGGTATCTAACGCATCAAAAGCACTAACATAGGCTCCATATAATGTAGTCATTGTTGCTGACGGATATAAAAGAACTTGTGATTCAGATGATGCTAAATTTGTTTTTTCTACTACAATAGAATCCCATCTTGGTTTTAATATTCTTACTTTTTCATCCTTCCTAATTTTATTATCATTTGCTATATCAGCCAATTCTTCTAATGCTAAAATAGCATCTGTTTTTGCCTTATTCGCTAATGCTTTTGCAATATTTGCTGCAATATCATCTGTATATTCAGTATAATAAATCCAATCAGAATCAACATAACTTCCTGTTAATCTCTCTACTATACAAATCTTAAAATCTCCATTAGATTGTTGTCTCCACAAATCTTGAACATTATAAGGAGGTTGAGGAGTTCCTACGAATATTCTTAATTCTGAATCTAATGATCCTTGTGATTTTGAAGCATCTGACAATACTTTAATTACATCTACATTATCAATTAAATCCCATAAGTATGAAGAAGAAAATCTATATGCATTTCCTTCAACTACATCATAAAACAAATCACCTACATGATAGCTTTTAATTGTACTTGTATCCCATTCAATACTTGGAAGATTAGTCAATAATGGAGCATAACCATAAAAATAACACTCAATTTTACTATCTGCACTTTGATTCTGAAAATTAGTATTATCTGCATTATACAATGTATCTGCAAATAATTTTAAAGATGTTGCTATAATTGCATTTGGTTTAGAATTATCAATTTCTAATGTAGATACTTTTGCAATAAGTGCTGTTTTCGTAGTTTGTAAACTATCATACAATATTTGAATAACTCCAATTTGAGGTGCAGTTATTGACTTAGGTACTGACAAATTAATCCAATTATTTAACTCAGCTTGTAATGAATTTAAAGCAGTTTGATAATTTGTTTTCTCATTAGGACTTATATCACTTAATCCTACTTTAGTAGCAAGATCAGTCAATGGTCTAGATTCTTCAATTACTAAAGCTAAATCAGTTCCAAGAATAATAGAATCTGCTACACTTATTGTAAAAGTGCTAAATGAACTAGTTATTTTTAATCCTAATGCAATTATTGATTCTGCTAGTCCTGATATTGATTCTCCTATATAATCTCTTGCAATAACCATTAATTCTTCTAATAATGCAATTTTATTATCAAAATACAATTTAAAATAATTAATAAATGTAGCACTTACGATTGTAGATGAAGTTGTTAGATTTGATAATATAGGAATAATATAAGCACTTAAATTAGAATATGCAGTTTGATAATTAGTTAAAAGTGTTGAAACATCAGGATAAATAGTATTGTTCCAATAATCTGCTTGCATTTCTACTGTATTTTTTTCACTTATAATTATATCCCAATAACTTTTAACAACCTTCTTTTCTTTTGATGTAACTGAAGTATTACTTGCAACTTTTGTAATATCTACCATAACTATATCTCTATTTGCTTTTGCTACTTGAACTGCCAAAGTTGCCTCTGCTGAAATTAATGTTGTTCCTACAGCAATTCCTTGAGGAGTTCCGTCTACTATTTTTGTATTTATATCTGCATATGGTGCTTTTTTACCAGTGTCATAAAACACTTCCAACGCAGTTCCTTTAAACAATTTAGGTATTCCAACAAAAGCAAAAGGAAATCTACCTGTTCCTGTGTCAGTTCCAGTTCCTCCACATCTAATCATTGCATTTAATAGATTTTGATTCCATCCAATTGAATTATAAGATGTTAAGGCAACAATTACAGTATCGTCTAATGAATTTAGTTTTGTTGCTAAAGCATCTCTATCTCCATCGTTAGTATAAGTATCATAAATAAGAGTATGTTCAGTTATTACAGATAAATCTTCTCGACTAATGACTGTAAGCAATAGACCAGTACCAGAATCATCACTCGCACTAATACTCTTTTTATTGATCTTAAATATTCTACTTTTATTAGATTGATTACCTCCTGTACCTCTGATAGATAATTCTCCATCAATTGAATATTCAGCAGTTAATAAATTAATTGCATTATGCAGTGCTAATTTTGTACTCATTACTAGATCAAATTTCTTTAATAATGCTTTTCTTTCATTTGATTTCATTTTCTTAGGATAACTTATTAATGGTAATCCTACCCATTTATTTAATTCTACTTGTAATCCATCCACACCACATGATGCAACAGTTCCAGTCAATGAATTTTGATAATTATTTATTAATTCTATAGAAACAGTTAAACTATTAGCAATATTAATTACATCAATACTTTCTGCAAGAATTTTATCAAAAGATGCTTTTAATGAAATAGATTCATCATATGTAATATAATTATCTTTTGCAAAGGTTTTAATGTCCATTTGCATTGAAGTAATAGCAACACTTACCTCAAATAATTGTTGATCTACTAAAGTTAATTCATTATCAATTTGTACTTGAGTAATTAATGCAGTTAATATATCTTTTTTAGTTTCTGCTATTTTAAGTTTTTTGTTTATATCGACTCCTTTTGATGGTTTGATTGTAATTGGATAATCTGATGAATCTTGATTTAACCAATCACTTACAGAATTTAATGCAGTTACAATAGCACCACTAGGAGTAGTACCAATCTTATAATAATCATCTTTTGCATTAAGTAAACCATTATATAATATATTATCATTTCCAATTATTGCAAGTAATCCATCAGCAATAGCAATAATATCACCAGATTCATCTTGTACTGCTGTTTTTAATAATTCTAATGCATCAGATTGTGTTTCTGTGATTTGTTTTGCATTAATGTAGGTGTTTACCTGTATTTGGAAATCACTTAGAGCTGTATTTAATTCTGCAATTTGAGATTCTACATATCTTTTTCCATCATCTTGGCGAGCTTTTCCAATTGCATTTATTAGGATTGACTTTTTGTTTTCTACATCTTGAAATAAATCTCTGATTTTTATCCTTTCATCTTCTGGACTTAAATCACTGATAATAGCAATTGGATAAATTAATGGAGGTACTGTTGGTCCTATCCAATTTGCAATTAGATATGACTGTAAGGTTGTTAAAGCAATTTGAAAGTTTGTTTTTTCATTTATGTCTGGCAAATCAAGAAATTCAAGTTGAGTAGCGATATTTATTATATCTAACGATTCTGCAATTAGTTTATCCAATGTTAGCCTCAATGACTTTGCTTCTATGCTTGTTATGAATCCATCACTTCCAAATCTTGTAAGGTCTATTTCTAGATTTAAGAGAGAGCCATTTAGTTCTTCAATTTGTTGATCTACGTATTCTGTAGCTGTGATTAAAGATTCATTCCATTTAAGTTTATTAGAATCAATTATTTCAATATATGTATCAGTACGATACAAAAAATCTGCAATTTTATCTCTGGCAGATTTACTTTTTTTTATATCTGAAATGGTTAATTTTATTTCTTTATTCTCAAAATCAAAACTAGCTTTTGTTATTGAAGCTACAACATCAATCCCTAATTGTTCTTGTATGATAGCTACTTTATTTCCAACAACTATTTTTTTATGATTGCGTTGTTCGGTAATTACTTCAAGAAAATTTACAATTGATATTTCGAGTAATGTTTGAGGTATTTTTCGGTCGTTCATCTCATCAATGGCTGCGAAGTAAAGGTCTGTGTCTAATATATAACTCTCATTTGACCATTCTCTTTCAATTTCAAATCTAATTTTCTCTTCTAATAATTCTGGTGTAAAATAATTAGATTCAGAAAGATCAGTTTGTATAGTGTCAATTTGCAAATCAATATCTGCTATTTGAACATTAATAGGATCAATCTCTAATTGTTGTTTATTGTTTATCAATAATTGCTGTGCCGCTAAATCTGCAAGAAGTGTTGTAACGCTATGTCCTAGAGATTTTTCTGATTCTATATTATCTTCAATTGTTTTTAATGCATCAGTTAATACTTTCATTTCATTTGATAAAGTTGTTAAAGTTATTTGCAAAGCAGATAATTGTGCCAATAAATCAGTATGTACCAATGCACTTTGTGTCAATGCTAACTTATAATCTAAAATAGCATTGCAAAGATTATCAGTCATATAGTCACTATGAGAAGTGATATTACCTAACTCATCGCGAATAAATGGATAAAGGAAATAACTATAATCTTCTATCCAAGGAGTATTTATGGGGTTGACTCTTTGGATTGATAATCCATCTTGCCCATATACACTTAATCTTGTACAAAACTCTTCATCGTCTTCACTTTGTGTAATTGTACGTAAATAGTTCTTATCTGTCAATCTTAATCCATCATTTATTCCAAACTCATCAGTTTCATAAAAATTTATCACTCTGTTTGTCGTATCAAACTGAGCAAGAAGTTTAAATTTATCAGATATTTGATTATTTATAAATTCTAATTTTGTTCCTGTAATATTCTCAAATGTTCTATATGTTGTATCTAGGGAAGTTGGAATATTTCCTAGTGTCCACCCTGTACCTTTAAGTATTCCATCTGTAGTTACGGTTGTAGTTGTATAAATACCATCAATTATTGTAGTAGTATCTCTTGAAAATCCATTCATTATTTCTGACAATTTAACCGCACTCATAGTTAGATTTCTAATCCTTTTGTCATTTAGTTCATTTTCTAAAGAAACACAATTAACCTCAAGAAAATCAGAATCATCATCTGACGTAGGAACTGGGCTAGTAATTACAAACCATTGAATATAATCACCTAGAATAAATTTAATTAGATAACGATTTTTTAATAAATCTATGTGAGGATTGCGAATTAATTCATGATTTTTAGTAATTTGATAAGGCAAAGAGAATGACAATGTATCTAAATCATCTATATTTATTTCTAAATTAGGATAATATTCCTCTGGAAGATTCGCTATTTTTATTCCAGTTGGCTTATGTAAAGATAGTTTTGGAGTTTGAAGTTTTAATGATAAATCTATATCATTATACATTTATTATTTCTCCTTTCGAGAGATTTATTTTATTATAGAAGTTTAAATTGATGTTTAAATTGCAATTTACAAGTACCTACAATTTGAAGATTGTTTACTCCAAATTTCATATTAAGAAATATTCCATTGTGGTGATCATATCTATAAGTATCTGGAATTGAAGTTGAAATATCTTGATGTTCATTGTCTATTGTTAATTCTTCGTTTGAAGTTAATGCTGTTAAAGTGAATGTTTCTCCTCCATTTGAATTGTTAATTATTGATATATCTCCGTCTCCAATTTTAGTTAAATAAAGGATTGGTTGACAATCTAAATCTCCTAAATTTTCAAAAGTTATTGTAGTGGAAACAGGATTTGTGGAAAGATCGTAAAGGTCAGAAATATAAATTGGGGAGTAAACAAAATTTGAATCACATACAAATTCCACATCAATATATCCCTGTATTCCGTTGTGCATTAAATTTGAAGCATTACTGCACAATGCGTAATAAATATGATCTGGACTTGAAGAAAAGACTAATGGCACGTAAAATTCTGTGTGCAACCATCTTTTTACTTTTCTTAATTTATTTTCATCAAATGTTTCAGTAAATACTAAGGAGCATTTTATTATTCTTGATGATTCTTCTATTCCTTGAAAGAATGGAATTGGATTATTTCTTACCCTTGTTTCGGTTATTGTTCTATCTGGGATGAGAGATTCTTGGTAAAGTCCAGAAGAATCAACATGAGCATTAATAATATCAAAATCTTGTGAATTAATGTTATTAAATAGGATATAAAGGGATTCTGAAATAGGCATTAATTATATTTCACCTCCATTTGTTATAAAGTAGAGAGAAATTATTATGAGTAACCTCTCTCTACTTTGATTATTATTTATTTTTTAATCATCTTTACTAAATCTTTATAAACTAATTTTACTACTTCTTGTGCTTGCTCCCTTGTTGTACCTTTTGGGACTGTAATATTAAAAGTTGGATTTAGATTATTAGTAGTAGTAGCAGTTGTTAGATTATTTGCCAATTGTGGCATTTTAAATGGTTGTAATGATATATTTGGTAAAATAGATGGCATATTTTTAATCAAATCCATTAGTGAACCATTAATTCCTGTTCCATTGGCATAAGAAGGTATATTTAGAAGCTTCGCTTTGCTAATAAGAGATTCTGTTAAATTATTAGGGAGAACTTCTGTGTCTTTAGGCAAAATCATTAGTTCAGGGCCATTATTTCCACTAAGAAATGGTTTTCCATTTGGAGGAGATATTAATTCTCTTCCTTTTTCGCTTACTATAGATAATCCACCGATTGCGCCATTTGTACCTGAAGCATATTGAGGTGGATCTATCAAATCAAGTTCTTTTGCAGCAGATTCTATCTGTTTAATAGTATTAATTATTGCTTGAAAACTTGTGTCAATTTTCCCAGCTTGAGTTGTTAATGTAGTAGTAAATTCATCAGCAAAAATATTAAGACTTTCTTTAATTCCCGTAATATTGCCATCAAGAATTAATTGAACCTTATCTAACCAATATTGATCATCTAGCATTAATTCATTAAAAGTTGTTTCTGTTAAAGTTTTTTGATCATCTAAAGATTGCTTCTTTGCTTCATAAGCATCATTCTCCGATTGTTTTTTTGCTTCTGATTCTTTTTTAATAGCATCTAATGCATCTTGTAAATTTTGTTTACGAAGATCGATAGTATGAGTATCTTGCATATCATCAATTTCAGACTGTTTTTCTGCTAATTGGGCTTGAAGTTCAGCTAATTTGGCTCTTCCTTCTGCAGACGTATCTCTAGAATAGATATTAATTTGATCTTGGATCGTTTGAGCTTCTGACTGAGATTTATCAAGATTTTTTGTATAATCTTCGGCATTTGCAAGACGATCTATTGCCTCAATTTGAGCATTAATAACATCTTCATATGCTTTTTCTTCATCATCAAGATTATCAATTACATTTTCATGTCTACGATCCTCATCTTTAACTTGTGTTTCTATTAGTGCTAAATCAATTATTTCTTTTTGTTTGGCTGCATCTTTTAATGTTTGAATTATATCATTAGCGTAATCTTGTAATGATTTTTGATTTTGATTAAGTGTGAGTTTAAGATTTGCCATTTCATCATTTAAAGCTTTTTGAACTTCTGCTGTTAAATCTGTGGCTTTTAATAAATGACCAATAGCAACAATCTCATTAAAAATAGCATCTTCTTTTTCTTTTAATATAGTAACTTGTCTTGCTTGCTCTTTAGCATATTCTTCAGATGATTTACCATATAAATCCATTATTGATTTAGATAAATTCATTTTTTTATCTAGATCGGTCATTGATTGTTCAAATTTCTCAATTTCAATTTGAACTAAAGAATTTTTTAATGCTACTAGTGAGTCTGCATTTTCTTTTATTAATTTGGAATTATCCATCCATCCATTACGCAACAATTGCATAGAAGAAAATGTTTTATCCATTTGTGTACGAGTTTCTTCTGATGCTTTATTATGTTCATCAATATATGCTACAGATTTTTGATTATCATTTCCTGTAAACCATCTTTCACTAATATCACCAAATTGAGGCGGTGCAGATGATATAGCAGAATCTTTAAGTTTATTTATTTCATCTTTTGCAGTTTGGAGTTGGGATAGTTCTAGAGTTTGTGATGCAATTACTTCATTTGTTTTAAGTAAAGTTGCTTGGTAGTCTTTTTGAGATTTTAATGCTTCTTGCTCTTTTGTGAGAGAATCTGTTTTTTCTTTTGTTAGAAGATGTTGTGCATTTATTTGTGCTAGGAGGGCTGCTGTTAGGTCTTCTTGGGATTGAGTTTGTGGAGATTTGGAAGATGATTTAGAACCAGAATCTTTCTTATCATCTCCAATACCAGAAACAGAAGCTGGCTTCCAATTAAGAACATCGTTCATTTTACTAATAGAATCTGATAATGAATTTACTTCTTTTTTTGTTTCTCCAAAATTATATTGTGCCATCCCTAAATCTTCTGCCATTCTCCAATTTCCAGTGCTACCTGCGTTATTAGAACGGGCAGACCAAAGTTCTTGCAACATATCAATTTCTGCTTGATAAAATGCCATATTTTTTACAGCAGTTTCATAAGTAATTTGTTGAGATTTAACATTAGCTATCAATTGTTCTCTAGATTTTGCCATTGTTGTTTCTGCAAGTTCTACTCTTTTTTTAGACTCCTCTTCTAAAAGAGCGATAATTATTTGTCCATTTTTAGATTCTGCAGGAAACATAGATAAAAGCATATTCTTTACTTCGGCTAAACGTTTAGTTTGTTGCTCATTTTTATCTGCAACAGAAAGCAATTCTTTGTATTCATTAACTAAATCTCTTGTGTTATTAGCCATATCTAATTGAGTTTGCGAAGATTTAATTTGTTCTGCTTGATATTCTGTTGAATTTTTCTTGCCAGTTACTAAACTTCCGTTTAATTCATCTTGTCTTTGTTTTGCAATTTCAATAAATTCTGACCAAGTTTTAATTTGAAGAATATTAATACCTAAATTAGTTGCTAAATCCTTCATCTCATCTGACAATTTTGTTGGGTCATATGAAACATTTGCTTGAATTAATCCTAATTCTTCATCATGAGTATAAAACTCATTCTTTTTTTGACTGGCTTCTGCTATTTTAGAAATTAATTCATCAAATTTTTTTATCTCTGCTTCTGCATCGTTAACATTTTGAAGACTTGGAGATCCAATATTATCCATTACTTCATTTAAATCATTAAATGCTTTTGTTGATTTTTCTACTGTTTCTGTAATTTTATCTTGTTCTTCTTTTAATTGTTTTTGTTTTCCTAAATAAGTAGCAACTCCTACTGTCACTGTAGCCAATCCAATAATTACAGCTAACCATGGATTTGCTACTGCAAGAACTTTCATAGCAGTTCCAAGTTTAACAATTGCTCCTACTACGTTTGTTATTTGAAGTGTTAAACCTATTGCCGTTATTGACAATGCTGTAATGGCAACTTTTGCGGTTGTTGATAAATTTGCCAACTCATTTAATCCCTTAATAAATGTAGTTGTTGCTCCTAATAATCCAGACATAGCAGAACCTAAACCATTCTCACCTAACGTATATGCCAAAATCTGACCTGCTGATTTGACTTTATTAATCTGACTTTCTAAACTGGCTAAATGCTTTCTATTTTCCTCCAACGCCGAGAAGAGACTTTGTTGTGACGTTTTTACTGCCCTAGTCGAAATATCCCAGTTATCCATTAATGCCAGAAAACGGGTTAAATGGTAACGACTTCCAATTGTAAGACCAATTTGCTGACGTTGTTCATTCGACAAAGTTTTGAATTTTACCGCTAAATCTCCCCAAATCTGGTCAACAGTGCGTACTTCTCCTGAAATATCTCTTATCGCGATTCCTACTCCTGCGAGTGCTTTTTCGGAGTCATCTGAAAATGTGCGAGAAATCGTAGATTTTAGCGAATTTCCGATGACGTTTCCACTCTCTTTTGTGGCGGTTTGGATTGCCGTAGTGTATCCAATAACATTGTCGAGTGATGCGCCATATAACTGCGCTGATTCGCCAGCTTTCGACAAACTTTGCGCTAATCCTTGACTTGTGACTGCGAAATTATTATCACATTCTGTTACTTTCCCTTTAGTTTTAAAGGTACTGACCACTATATTATAGTGGCGAATAGAAATTTCTTTCTACTTCTTTATGATTTCCATAAAGTTCAGACTATCCCTTATAGTTTTAAATAAAACTACTTCTATTATAGTCGTTGAACGTCTCCCTTTTAAGGGATTTCGATGCTGATTGCCCAATCCTTATAATTTTCAAACATTCACGCCTGACGTTTCCATCTACGTTGTAGTTTATAAGGCTCTAAGGACTTCCCAGACAGTTTAAGAATTTTTACTAATATGTCACCATATTAGGAGGCTAATAAGTTAACCTCATTAATTTTATTTACGATGGACACCGATTCCTCGGCCACTATATTAAATTGGGCCATTGTGGCTGTTAAATATCCAGCCATTTGATTCGTCTTTAAACCCGTCACATTTGCCAGTCTGTTACTTTCATCAAAATTATTTTTTGATTACTGACTACAACATAAATGTTATAGCGGTTAGGAATTTCTACCTAACTCCACACTTTCTTTTTTAGATTATATGTGTGGGTCGGACTGTATCTTCACCCTTACTAGAGGATGTAAGGGTGGTTGGCATGGGACATATATTACCATATATCCACTCAGTCTCTACAGATAATTATTTATAATCGCCTTAAATATATAACCATACTTACATAAACAAAAAAGACATCGTGTTTTCGATGTCTTTATAAATGTCGCATTCCCAAATCATATATACTTTATGCCCACATTTCGTTAAATATTTATATCTTGAATCATCATTTTGTTTAGTATGTTTTTGCCTGTCGGTTAGTGGTTTTTTATTTTCTCCTTCTCCGAATTTATCAGGATGCCCATGCCAATAATCACCTAATACCTCAATCACAATATCTAATGCTGGAAGATAAAAGTCAACAGTAAATTTATCATACATTAAATGTTGAGGTATATATTCTATGTTGTGTTCTTCTAAATACTTTAATGTGAATCTTTCTGGTTTAGTTAACTTAGAAGGCGTAAACTTTTTACCTAATAAACTTGCTTTTCTCATATTTTCTTTAAACTCTTCAGTTTTTGAATAAACATTTAACCACTGATGTTGACATTCTTTTGAACAAAAATTAGTTCTATTTAACTGACTAGGTATTACAGAATAATCACCACCACACCACTTACAAGTAACCGGAATCCTATTATATTTCCAATGTTTTTCTTGTTTAAGTGTAGATTCATAATCTGCTTTGCATTCCTGTGAACAAAATAGATTTTTGATCTCACCATTTTCAAATCTTTTGTAATGACCTTTTTTAATTTTAAATTCCTTATCACATTGATGACAATTACATACCACCATATGATATTTATCAAGATATTCATTTTTGCATTCTCTTGAACAGAAATGTCTTTTTGCTCTACTTACTTGACTGGGTTTTCTCTTAAACTCTTTTTCACAATTTAGACATATAATTACCATACAACACTTTCCCCTCTGTTGAAAAATGAGTATGGTCATACGATTTAAGCGCGATTATAAAAATAATTATCCTCGGAATTGTCCATCTCTGGAGTTTTCCCGAACAAGCCAACTTTTCACTAATACGTTGCCGTATTAGGGAGCACTATCTACCCAAAAGTGCGGTATTAGCCATTTCCATAGCTTGAGCAGCTTCAAATCCTTGTTTACCAAATTCTACCACTGCATCTTGTGTCTCAGTAATTGTTCTGCCATAATTACTTGCAGATTTAGAAAGGTTATCCATCAATAAACTATAATCTGTATTGGAAGACATTACTTTAGACATTTCTACTAATCTAGTATCAATCTCAATAATTGCAGATGGAATTTGTTGGAGAACGTTTAATAATCCGTACATACTTCCCATGACCACAGACCAAACCATTGCCAATATGTTCACCGACATTTGTTAAATATCAGCAGTTATCAATTAAACAAAAAAAATGTTTAAAATTAACTTCTTGTACTTTCATACAACGTGCAGACTAATTCTTCACCTTCAGCTTTACCTGTTAAGGGCAACACACTTCCCACTACCAATCACTTGTAGGGTACTGGCATTTCAGCCATAGTCGTTGAGGGCAATCCTATTCGGATTTTCCCTGCATGAACATCCATTGTTTACGGATACTTAGGATTTAACCTTATATCCATCTCTACGTTTTTTCTACTTTCGTCCCATCATATAAAACTTATTTCATCTTTATATTGTGGTGTAGAGCTTTAGGAGTTACCTGCATATGCGTGTTGTGTCCTATGCACATTTCTGTACATACGAGGCTACAAAATAATAAAATTATCTTGTTGTTACCTTTGTGGCAGCTGTGCTCATCGCTTCTCCCAAACCCCAACTTCTAGTCATTCCATCTCTCAAAGCTTCGTTGAATTGATACATTTGACCTGTAGCTCTATCAATATAGACACCTAAATTTAGATGCTGACTTCCATTTCTTAATTGTTGTGTAACTCTTATATATTGTTCTGTTTGTTGAATATTAGAAGCGATTAATCTATGACCTTCTAATAAAGAAGTATTATAATATTGCTGTGCATGGGTTGCATTAGTAATAGCAGGATTTAGACGAGTAAATTGGTCATATTGAGTAAAATTAAAACCATGAGAATCATTTTGCCCTTGCCTTATGGTTTCGTAAAATCTCTTTATTCTGTTTTCAAGATTTTGCAATTGTGTTAATTGCTCTGGTCTTATATTTATACCTAATTCATTTTTTCCTTGAAATTGTTTGATAATGTTCTTATATCGTTCTAACTGACTTTCTAATACTCTAGAACTTTCTGGAGAAAGACCATTTACTTTAACACCTATTCCTAAAGCAGATTGCATTCTAGTATTTAATAAATTAGCTTGTTGTTGTATTGATTTTTCTGTTTGATTAAATAATCCTGCATATAGTTGCTGTTGTCTTTGAATATTTTGCTCTGCTAATTGACGTTGCTTTAGTTGCTCCTGTGCTAATCTTTCTTCTGCTTTTTTTACATTATCTATTTCTCTTGCTAATTGAGTAAGAGTAGTTATTTGATTTCTAATTTCTTGAACATTGGTTTTAGATACATTTGACATATCCAATTCTTTTATTTTTTGAGATAATTGCTGAACTTCTGTAACTAATGTAGGATTTAATTTAAATGGTTCTAACGATTGTTGCATTTTCATTTTAGAAGCATTTAACGCATCTACTGCTTCTCGTTGTTTTTTGTAATTGGTAGTGTCATCATTAATGCTTCTAGATCCAGTTCTAGCATTAAATATTTCTGTAACTTTTGTCAATTGTCCAAAAGCGTTTTCTAATTCTCTTACTTCTTTTATTTCAGTCAACATTCCATTGCGTCTTGTTTCAGCAAAAGATTGTTTGTTTACATTTTGCATTGTTCTTTCTAAATTTTGCATTGAAGAATTAAGGTTATTAGTTTGACTAACAGCAGGGGCAATCGCTCTACTTATTTGATCCAATCCTCTAATTGATGTTGAATCAAAAGCAATATGTAAACTTCTACTATCAACATAAGTTTGTAATCTCCTAATAGCATCATCAATATTTCTCTGACTGCTTGCATAATTAACCTGTATGACTAATCCTAAATTATCAGCCAATTAATTTCACCTCACCTCTGTTTTTGGTAAATAAAAACTTGATTTAATATTCTAAAAAATGTATAATATCAATATAATGGTAAAAATGAGTGTTAAATAATGAATGAAAAATTAATTCTTCTCATATTTTCTATTCCATTATTACTTTCGTTTCTTTTTATTAGATATTTAAATATACAAAAGAAAAAAGGCATAATACAACTTGTTTCCTTTAAACATGTTGATGGTATAAACGAACTAGCAAAAGAAATAGATGTAAGAATATCTTTTGAAGAAAGCAAATTAAAAATTGATAACATAAAAATACCAATATATTCCATAGAAAAATTAGAAATTTCTTCTTCTAAACAATTAGTAGAGAAAGAGAAAAGTGTAATTAATAGAGCTATCATTGGAAGCGCAATGGGAGGAGTTGGTGCTATTGTTGGTGGTATTTCTGGAATAAATGACGGAACAAAAATAACTAAATTAATGTATTATTTAACAATTACTTTTAAAGACAATAGTATTGCAATATTTTCTTTTAATAGAGGTGGAGATAGATTCGATGTAGAAAATGTTATTAAAAGACTTAGATAGGTATAAAGAATAACATTAATAAAGAGACACTTTGGTTAGTGTCTCTTTTTCATTACATATTATTATCTATACCTATTACTATTAAGCGCCACTACGACAGCATCAACAAGCATTTTTTGCAAATCCATTTGTATTTTTTCTATTGCCTTTTCAAGAAATTTAGATTCAGGACGATTATGAAAATAGTCAGGAGTAGTATCTTCCCATCCATTCCATGAGAACCCGTAATTCATTAAAGGAGCAACATAAGTAGGTAAACCATCGACAACCGAAAAATGATCCATCTTCTCTGAATCACAAAACACCTTAATCTCAAATGAAGTCGTATTAAATTTAACTGACGAACTCACACTATTTAAAAGTTCATATTGTCTAACGTAATATTTCGGGGTATAGGTGGCATAAACATTATCCCATATAGCGTCTCGCAATCTTTGTTCTCCAACACCTCTAATATAATCTACTTTTTTTTTAAACTCAGAACTAGACATAAGATTATGCAAATTCATTTGTTTTACTTGCATATCATCATCACTCTTCTACTAATTCTTGTACTTCTTCAGTTGTCTTGTCATTCTCAATTCCCAATAATTTATTTGCCAAAGGCAAATTATCTGTCATCTTCTTAATTAGATCATTTACTCTTTCAATTTCTTCTTTAGGTAGCGCACCTATAATATGGTCAAATATTTCTAAATCAATTAATGTTTCTACTCCAGATATCAATTCCACAAGATTATCTGAAAAAGGCACATTAGTAAAATACTTTACTAATAAAGCATAATATAGATATGTGGTATCTTTAATTAATTCTAATTCATTTACTAAGTTAGGCAATTCTTCTTTAAAAGATAGATAATCAACAATAAGTTTTTGAACTTCCGAAGTTTTAAAGTATTTATTTATTTCTATATTATAAGAATCTGAAAAACGATCTGTTACAGTTAGGGAAAGTCTCTCATTGAATTTAGTTAATGATTTTGACATTATAGAAGTTGTTAATTTTTTGTTTGCCATTTTTATATTTCCTTCTTTCATTTAATTATTTAACCAATGCTGAAATTTATTGCATTTTCAATATCTAATTTATTTTCATCAGTCAATATCGTTTTATTTCCATACATTCCTTTTATCAAAATATTTTGTAAATATTTTATTTCTTCATTAGGTAGTAAATTCCCGTTACCAATATAATATTTATAGAAGTCTATTTTTACATATAATATACTTTTCTTATATCTGTTTAATAATATGCTTGTAAATCCACCTTGGAAATCATTTAAATTACTGTTAGACCCTAAAAATCCATCTTTTATTAATTTATTTTCGAATACACTAAATATCCTCTCCTTATTCCAATAATTCATAGGGTATCATGAGGTATTTTACCATACTTTTCTGCAAATTCACTCATACTAGAATATCTTTTTAAAACATTTAAATAAAGTGTGTTTTGTCTTTCAGTTTTTAATTTATCATATGAAGGAAAAGTAATTCCATCATCACTATATTCCATTATTTTATTTAATATTTCTTCATCAGACATTTTGGTTCCTGGGATCAATACGTTTTGTTCAACTATTTTAAATTCTTCTCTTAATAAAGCACTCAATTTAAATTGCAAAATATTTTGTATATCTTCATATTTCCCAAGAAAATCTCTAGGATATAAAGAAATAAGAGAAATATTATATTTATGATACAAAGCAATCTTCTCTTCCATTTTCTTATCGTAATCATAAGTATCAACTAATCCCCCCCCATATTTCTAAATGTATTTCTTTATTGTTGAAAGTATAAAAAGTGAAATCGCTTCGATAGTAGTTTGTTCCTTCTTTTGTTTCTGAAAATGGACGCTGTTCCCTTCTATATGTTTTATTATTATGTATTAAAAATTGAGCAGTTATGTATTCATAGGAAGACCTATTCAAAAATCCTCTATCATCAACTAATTCTCCATGATCTTTATAATTTAGTATTTTTTTTATTTCACTTAATGATTCTTTTGTATTAATAATATTTGAACTAAATCCTAATTCGTTAGCAATTTCAGTATACGTAGGAAATCTATTATACTTTTTAATTATTGGTTCAATTAGATTTGCCAAATTATTAATATCAGTATAATAGTTTTTTGGAAGATAAAAACAACTTTTTTCATACCCCAATTCACTAATTGCAGAATTTATGTCTTCATTATATTTCTTGAATTGGTTTATTAAATTAAATCCTTTATTATTACCGTTTTTGTTAACAACATTAATAACCACACTCCTTAAATTTTTATTTTCTTACTAACTACCAACCACACTCCAACTCAATTTCATTTCTATTATAAAAAGGCAACAAAAAAAGAAGGGAGGAGTGTATTCCCTTCTACGGTTAGCTAAACCGATTGTTGCCTAAAACTATCAAATTCTTCACTATAATACTCTTCATAATTCCATTCCTCGTAATAATCTCTGCAAGGAAATTCAATAATCTTACCCATAATTATACCAACTCACTTTTTGCTATGTATTCATCACCTATATCCTTACTCATCTCCTTATATTTCTTCCTAATCTCTCTAATTATCCTCCTGCTAGAACCACTACAAACCCTCTCAATATCTTTTATAACAACAAAACTATCATTCCCACCACAACCCAAATCTCTACCTTTTACAAATAATTCTACAACTTCCTCACGACTATAAAATTCTACAACTTCCCACTCTAAATCAAACCCTGCCAATAAATTAATTTCCCTTAGTTCACTAATCGCATTCTGTAATTCTAAATTAATCTTATTACAATTATCACATTCGCACTCGAACCAACTAAAAGGATAGGAAGTAGAGTAATAACTCCACTTGTAATCACCTCTGCCATTTTCTGCGTTGGAGAAAATATTTAGTTTACCACCATAATTACCATTGGTATCCTTAATTACATATGCTTTAGTCATATTATGTAACTCCTCTACTCTAATATTTCAAGGCCAATTGCTTTATTTGCCTTACATCTATTATTATAGAGGATCTTAGATGTAATAACAAGTGTAATAACCAATGTAATTACATTATATTTTACCATTTTTCACACTCTAGCTCTTATTATCTTTCCATTTCTCAATATAGCTAAGATTATCTTGAATAAGCATTGTCTCTATTAAAAGTCTTACTAATTCTGAAACCGTTGTCTGATTGTCTTTTGCCTTTTCTTCTAATTGTTTTTTAAGTTTTGGACTCAATCTTACGATTATCTGTTCACTTTTAAGTCTTGGCATTTATATCACTCCATTCTGTTTTTATTATACCAGAATTTCATATGTTGTAACCACATATGTATTTACGGAGTGAGAAAAGATTATCAATTCATCTAATCAACCACCTACAATAACTATATTACTATCCCACATTAGATATGTCAATTAATTTTATTTTATGCTTTACAAATCAAACTTATCCATGTATAATAATAAAGGTGATACAAATATAAAATACAATATAGAAAGGAAGTGAGAAATATTATTAGAGATGGGCCTGAGTAGACAAAGGTACATAAGGGGAGTAAAATAAAAAGGAGAGGGCAAGACATACACCACCTTTAAAGGAATGTAAAAATTTTATCATCCCTTGTAAGTGACAAATTATACAAACACAAAAATAATTAAATTATAAGAAAGAAGGAATAAAAACATATGGAAAACACTACAGAAACAAATCAAGAACAAATTCTAAAAGCAACTCATTTTGGTAAAATTACTATTGGAGATAAATCCTTAACTTGTGCAGTTTTAGAGGATGGCACAAGAATATTATCTAGTAGAGCTATGTTTAAAGCATTTGATAGATCAAGAGGTTCTTTAAATAGCGAATTTATGACTGGCGAGAATTTGCCTATTTTTATGACCTCAAACAACCTCAAACCCTACGTAGATAAGGCTTTAAGCACTGGCGAGAATTTTTCAATAAAGTATATATCTAGAGATAAGAGAATACTAGATGGATATAAAGCAACAATACTTCCAACTATTTGCGATATATTTTTACAAGCCAGAATAGATGGAGTATTAACACAAAATCAAGAACTATTAGCAATTGTAAGTGAAATTCTTGTTCGCTCTCTTTCAAAAATCGGGGTGATAGCACTTATTGATGAGGCCACTGGATATCAATCAGAAAGGGAGAAAGATGAACTTCAAAAACTATTATCATTATATGTTAGAGAAGAATATCTCCCTTGGACTAGAAGATTTCCAGATGAATTCTATAAAGAAATGTTTAGACTAAAAGGATGGGATTATAAAGGAAAAGCAAAATCTCCTTTAGTTGGACAATATACAAATAAATTTGTTTACGATGTATTACCAGAACCAGTCATTGAAGAGATTAAAAAGAAAAATCCTTTAGTTAAAAATAAAACAAATACTAGTAAATTACATCGTTTACATAGACATCATCAATACTTAACAGATAATACTGGTATTCCTCATTTAGATAAGCATTTGTCATCTGTAATTACATTAATGATGATAAGTGATACATGGGAGGAATTTGAGGCGATTTTTAATAAGAGATATTGTGTTTATGACAATATTGAGAAAGATGGAATTGATGTTGTTGAAAATGAAATAATATGCAATTGCAATTAATTATCATAGAGACTCTAAGTTGGATTAGAGTCTCTTTTCTTTAGTGCTTTTATTAATTTAATCATCTCTAAAAACTCAAAATCATTTAGACCCATACAATCATACCAATAATAAATTTTAACCCAACACAGACGATTCTGGAGCGTGTGATTGGATTGTGGATTGATTTGAGATGGGACTTTTGTTGTGGGATTTATTCTTTCTTACATTTTTTTAATGAAGCAATCTCTTCATTTGTCAAATATACAAATTGAGCCTGTTGTATAGGTAAATTACTTAATACTACTACAGTACAATCATTTCTTAGCAATCTTGCTCTACCAATTGCTTGAGTCAACTCAGATTCAATAATATAAATTTGAATTTCTCGAAGTAATAAATTTTCGCTGTAGGTATTAAAATAAAATTCAAAGCCATTCCTTTTTATCTTTGTATAATGCATTGTTGCGTCATTCAACTTTGGTTTTAACCCTAAAGCATTAGCAAATAATAAATATACAATTTCTGAGACATGAGGTGTCCCAATTACAGCGATATTCTGACCCTTCATACTATCCAAACCTGCTGTTGCTCCAAAAGTAGCAATTGTATTAAATTTATTGGCTAATGATTTATATGTAATGGTTGGTAATTCTCCTACAATATTTTGTGCTAAAGGTATTAAATCCTTATTTTCTTTAATCTGAAACCTACTAAAACTCTTTTGCGGATATTGAACTATATTCCCCTTTAACTCAACTTCTCCTAAATCTACCCATATCATACGATCTCCAAATACCAGCTTACATATTTCTTCGTTTAGTGTTGCTGACATTAAAATTATTTTCTTATTTATAGGTAGTACTCTTCTATTTACAAAACTAATTATTTCTTGCTTTTTAGAATTATAAGATTTAATATAATGAGTACAATCTAAGAATCCTAAAACATTAGTATTAAAACTATTTGTATGAGATAATATTACACTATAAACTTCTTTATTCTTAATTAAATAACTAGGCATCTCTTGTATAATATTACATTTTGCTTTCTTGACAGACATTAATAAATCATCAATAATATTTTGTGTCTTCTCAGAAAATGCTTCTCTTTCTAATTGCATCAAATCTGCTGTATAAACATAGTCTACATTAATCAAATTTGATAAAATATCTTCATCAATTATCACAGTATCATTATTTGTTTCTTGTAAATATAATAATTTAGAATGAGTAGTAACCAATGTTTTATATGATTTCAATGCAGATTCATTCTGTGCGATATATTCTTTAACTTTAGGATTAACCAATGCTAAATCGTGAATATATTTTGTGGCAGCTCTATATGCTCCTATTTTATAAAGTTTGCTAATTCTAACACTTTGTTCTTCTGGTAATTCAGGCAGTGAAGGTGTCATTACTACATCATTTCCTGCTTCTAAACAACGATCATAAATCTCAAGTTTTAATTTATGATTTGGTACGGCTATAGTGGTATTCTTAACATTAAGATACATTTGTGTTTTTCCTAATCCTGTAACTGCTTTCAAACAATATATTTCTCCAACCTTACCTGTTGCTTGAATGGTTTCAAAAGCATCTGATAAATCCTGTTCTGCTTGTTCTAATGTTTTAAGAATAGGAGTAGATAGAACACTTATACGCCCTCTAGGTATTTTTGCTTGCCATATCATATTTATAGCATGTTCACACTCATTTTTATGAGGGCAAAAATTATTACATCTTTGTGGTGCATAATTTTTCTTTACAATATAATTGCATTGATAATCCCAATTCTTTATATCATATTTTTCATTTTGATTTAATATTTCAAATAATTTCTTTCTTCCACCTTCAATGGCAAGTAAATTTGTTGCAATTCCAAATAATTCTAAATGATATGCCCAATGAATATTATTGGAGAATTCTTTATATAATTTACAATTATCTTCTAAATCTTCCCAACTAAAATGTTTAACAAGATTGTTTCTAACTTCTTTAGTATCTGTTACATTATATTTTGTTTTTGATGATTTAGATTTTGGAGTATTATCATTTATTGGTTTCATAATTGTTTCCTCACTAAAATCAATACTATAGTTTTTGGTGATTTGATCGACACTCCTATAGTATATAATAGGATGAGTGTCCAAATCACCAATATTGACCAAATTATTATCCATAGTATTATCACCATCTTCTTCAATTATTTTAATATTAGGTAAACCATTAATCATATTTATTCCAGTTATAGAGCAGAAATCTTTTATACTCCTTGTAGCATGAGCATTATCAGTTGAATAAATATAAGCAATCATACTATCTATTAATTCAGGAGTATTAATCCTACTATCATAATTAGTGTATAATAATTCTTTTCCTCCAAAGAATAAATGACTAACATCCTTACATGCTTTATCTGCTTCAGGAAATAATTTCATTAACGCTAATTGAACTAATTCCCTTACTCTTTTATCTTCTACATTATGTTCTAATACAAATACTACTCTAAATTTATTATTGTTATAAGCACTTGAAAATGTAGTATAAACAAATGCAGGAATAATATTGTATTTATCACATCTTTCTAACATATCATCAAAGGCAATTCCTTCATCTATATCAAGACAAAATACCTGTTGAGATACAAAAGTATCATTACTTCTTATTCCATCCTTAAAAATAGTAGGACTCCAACTTTTACCATAAGGTTGAACAACATTCTTCGCAAAATCTTCAATACTAATTTTAACAATATTCTTAGGAATAGACAAACTAATTGCACCTATTTCTGGTTTTCCTTTTGGCTTACGATTCCAACATACCGTGTCTAAAGATAATTTTATCATTTTATCACTTCTTTCTTATTTTATTAGTAATTTCAAGTTCAAAACAATAGTTGCGATATCGAATTGAACATACAAAACTACTTAGAGAAAAGTTAAAATTGCTCCTAACTCTTCTCTCGCAACCTTATTATCACTAATAAGAAAAGAAAGAAATGTTAGAATAGTTTTTCAACTACTCTCTAAGTAGTTCTTGAGTTTTGTTATTAAATTTGTGTCAGATTTAAGACACATCAAAAAACACCTTAATTATCTCAAGGTGTTTTAATCTATCTTAAATTATTATTAAATTTTTATATTTGTATAAACATTACGATTTATAAAATCCTTGCTACAAGCCACTTTTAGAGTATCAAATATCCTATGAAAATGTCCTTTTATTTTATTTGGTGGATGGAGAGTAGGATAAGGGAAGGAGGGATTAAGTTGTAATTTTAATCCCCGAATACTTCCTACTTTATTTATTCTTCAATTACTTCTTTATTATCTAAATGAGCTTTAAGTTTATCCAAACCTTTCCATTGTCTATCTTTTGCTGTAAGATCATTGTAAATTCGATACATCTCAGAACTGCTCCATCCCATAATTTCAATGATAAAGTCGGATTCTAAACCAATTTTTGTTAAATATGTCACAGTATAATGTCGAAAATTGTGGAAATATATCGAATCTTCCATAAAATCATCCCACTTTTCAATCCATCCTCTAATAGTATGTATTGTTGCAGGTTTTCCGTCTCTTGTTATAAAAATAGAGTCATGATCCGTATTATATTTAATCATAACTTTTTCTCTTTCAATTAACCAATCATTGTAATATGGTAAAAATATATCTTTCACTATGTATTTTATTAGTGGTTTTCCTTGTTTTGTAAAACCTTTCGTCTTTATAGGTTTTAAGGTTTCTAAAAATAAGTCCCATGCAATGTTGTTTTCGTCAATAATAGATGTTTTAAATCTAAGTAATTCGCTAACTCTTGCTCCGCTACTAATAGCTAATGCCAAAAGACATGCCTCTTGTGGTCTTTTTAATGTGTTTTTCAAATGATCCAATAAATAATCAATCTGTTCTTCAGATAGGATTGTCTTTTCTCTAACAGGAGACTTAGGCATTAAATCTACTGCTTTTAAAACAATATTTCTATAATTTAAAAATTCTTCATCATAAAATCTTTCAATAAACTCTGATAATGAACTTAAAGCAGAACGTATTCTACTAAATCTATTTGAACTCCAACGTAATTCTTCTACTCCATAACCAAAGAAATCTGCAAATTCAATTTTTTTCATATCAGTAAATAATTTATTATCATTTTCCAATAAATTCCATGTGAAAAAGATATTTAAATCCGATGTATAGCCAGTTACCGTACCATCGCTCTTGGAAGTATTTTTATATTTTAGAAATTTATCTACTAATTTTACATTTTTAGGATTAAATTGTGCTGTGAGTTCTGGAGATGTTATTTGTTTCTTAAAAGTTTCCCTTGCCATTATAATCACTTCCTTTTATAATTATTATTTATTATGTATTAACTCATCACATTCGTCTAAAAATTTCCACTTAAATCCTCCAGAAGTTTTTCTTTGACCAGAACAACACCTAGATATACAATTTCCTAATATTCCAGTTTTTAGATGTGCTTCTACGCCTGTCCCATATATTGCAATAATATTATCGTTCAAATCAAATTGAACAACAGAACGGGCAGATGGATTATTTATTCCTTTTATAGACTTTCTTTTAACCTTAATATCTTCATTAACTATTTTACCTTTTAATGATTTAGATATTTTTTGCTTATGTTCATCTGATAATATTCTACCCATTTTTGATTTACTAATTTTTTGTTTAGTTTCTTCTGAAACATTTTTACCTTTTTCTGAGTTGCTAATTTTTTGCTTGTGTTCATCTGAAAATTTTAATCCTGTATTAGTTCCTCCTCCATAAGCAATGTTATAATAATCTTCACTAATAACCGCATTACTGATATTAATATAATTTATTTCTAAATTGTCCAATTCTTCTTTTGAAAAAGCAATTGCTATTATTTCTCTATTAAAGTTTTCTTTTCCATACTTATTAATAGCAGATTTTAATCTTTTCCCACTACCTAAATACAATTTCCAATGTCTATCAAATATTTTTTGGCCTATATATTTTTTACCATTAACCATATTTGTTGTAATATAAACAAAACCATATGGATCTATAATTTTAATTTCTTTATCCATCAATATTCCACCAATATTTCTGTCCTTGGTCGTTCCTTATCATATCCACACTTCAAAGTAAGAGTATGTAAGTGTTTATAATCATCATCGACTATAAATCCTTCTGCTAATCCATCCAAAATGAATTTAGGAGACAAATTGTCTGTATCATGTCTCGCTTTGGTTTTAAAGTAGTATGTAAATGTCATAGCACATGATTCTAAATTCATATTGCTATAACCATAATCTTCAATTAACCAGACTATAAAATCCTTCCAGATTTGTTTTAATCCATTCATCTGAGGACGTTTCATAATCATCCATTTATTTATTGATGGGTGATGTGGTGTTTGAATTGGTTCTTTTCTTCTTCTTGGATATAGTGAAAAATAGTATTTATTATATTTTTCTAATGTATTATTGTCTATTGTAATTAATAAATGTGGAATATTAATTCACTCCTTTTATTTATCAATAAAAGAGTGTCCATAACGGACACTCGTGTTAGTACAAGTATTTATTTTTTAACAGTTAAAATTCTGAATGCATATATAAATCTTACCATCTTTATACGACTCTACTATTTTATTTCTCTCCACTATAACTTTTTCAACTATATTATCGTCTTCACCATACTCCCTAGTTATTACCTGATCTAAAATAGACTTTGCAAGATTTTGAACATCTATAGACTCCAAACAATCAAATTTTAAAAACACAATAATTGGTTTATTCCAATCAATATTTAATAATTCTTTAGGTTTTAATTGTTTTGAAGGAAATGATTTTATCCAATTATTATATGTATTTGTTCTTACTGTTTTATAATCATTTGTATATTTATCTTTTATTTTCTCATAGAGATTATTGTTAGACATCCCATGTTTATCAATAATCATAAATTCTTCAATATCAGGATCTAAGAAGTTTAATTTATTTTGCTGTTCTCTTATGATCTCATCTTTATATCTAATCTTCTGACCATATGATTTATTTTCACTAGAACTTTTCTTTCTGTCATATTCTTGAATATAATATGAGTATGTGGTGGTTTTTGGCATATACATTTTGTCAGATGGATTAATTTTATTACGATTCTTCGTCAATCCATTTACTAACCTAATATATTCAATTCTTTTGTCTTCTGATCCTCTAATACTTAATAAATATTCCTCAAACATTGATAAGAGATTATTAAATTCTTCATAATTACATGATTTAAAAGTATTTACAGTTTTTCGTTTCCCAAAATACGATTCAAGTAATTTCTTGCGTTGAATTTTTATGTCTTTCTCATTCAAAGCATTTAAGACTTCTACACTTTGTCTCCTTCTATGTTCTAACTCTTCAGTCATTGATTCAAATGCTTTCGTATATTCGTAAGTAAATTTTAAAGCATCTTCTCCCGAAAATTTATTTACCAATATTGCAAAACCAGCTCTATCCATAATATATTCCCTATATGACTGTTTGTTTTGTTTATCAATAGTTTGTGTTTCCTTAAAATTAAGGAGACCTAATTCTGGTATAGTTTGAATGAAACCATCTATTTTTGCCAATACATTGTCATGTCTTTTACCATATTTCTCAGAAACAAATTTACTTCCTACTGTTACATTACCTTCTTCGTTTACTGTCAAACCAAACTCTTGCTCGAATACTGTTAAATTATTTTCCATCATTATAAATCATCCTTCTTTCTTCAATTTATTTAATATAACTTTTCTATTGCACCATTCTGTGAAAATATTTGTTGAACCGTCCCAAGAAAATTTGCACCACGCCTTACGACTGACTGGATGAACTCCAATCTCTAATGGATATACTCCATTTTTTAAGTAGAAATTAATTTGATCAAAATTATAAATATAAGTTACTTTTTCTTTAACGCAATCACTCATTGTAACACCTCCTTTCATTTTAAATTTTTATTGTGCTTTTCAACACAATAAAATCCCATTCTAATAAATCAATAAAAGAATGAGATTCAATCTGCTGAAAATATTAAATTAGTAAATTATTATTATTATTATTTATTGCAACGTATCCCATAGCAAACTCTGCCTACCATCCTATTTATATAATCCTTATATTTCTGACACTCACCAACATCTTTACAATTCTTCTCACAATATTCACTTGATATTAATTTATTTTGTTTTACATTCCCATTGCTTTTATTATCAGGATTATTTTTATTCCCTTTTCCTTTTGCCACTAACACCACCTACTTTTTATTTATTTTGTTGTTTATTCTTTATACGTTATAATTGCTCTGAATGGCTTGTTTAATATACTTGTTGAATTAGCAGCAGTATGAATAGCCAAGACTGTATCTGTTACCTGTGCATAATAATAATCTCCAGATTCATAAGGATGCCCATTGTGAGGTAGAATTAGTGTCCCACCTGAGTTTTCAACAACTACCTGAACACCAAGTATTTTTGATTTAGTTAGTCCATGTGTATAAGATCCCATTGTAGAAACAGTGCTTGGAGTATTCCCACTAATTTCCTTAAACTTTATAGCAGGTGCATCATTCCCAAGTTTTGTATATCCATTTACTACAAAGTTAGCACCATTCTCTACGGCAAGAGTTACATCAGTTTCACCATCACCCATAAATCCTAAACGAGTTCCATCACCTTTTTTCCACTCAAAGAAACCAGTTCTATTGGGAGAACTGTCAGGATTCATAGTTACATAACCATTAGTTCCATCTGCTGTGCTAATTATTCCATCAACAGTTAATACTTTTGAGATATTATTCCAAGTTAAATTACTATCCGCACCAGAAGAACCATTATCATTAAATTGGATCTGGCCGTTAGATCCAGCTATTCCACCTACAGGAGTCTTCCATACTCCGTCTTCACATAAAAATTTTGTGATTCCTTCAACATCGCCTGTATCAGGCACTATACCAGCACTATGGTTTGCTCCAGAAGCACCCATTACTGGAAGTCTTGCGGTATTAACTGTACCAGAAGTAAGATTATCAGCATTAGTTTGATCAACATTAGCAACATTTCCTAGACCGACATCACCCTTAACTAATGTTACTGCACCAGTTTTTCCTGCTACAGATGAAACAGATTGAGTTGTTGTAATTTTACTCCAAGTTGAACCATCAGATATAATCCAATCACCTACTATCCAAGATGAGATTCCATCTATTTCTGTTGCTCCTAATACTGATACAACATAATAATATCCCTTATTACCAGATAAAGCAGAAGGTATTTGTGGTGTATTTGTGTCTGCGTTCCATACTCCACGATAATTCACTGACCCTAATATAGATTCAGGTAATTGTGTATTAACTAATTTCCCATTAATGTCAAGTAAAGCAATACCATTAGCAATTCCCATTTCGGAACGCTTTATTTGAGCATCATTAGTCACATTATCTAATCCTATATCAGAAGGAGTTAAAGCAACTGCACCAGTTTTGCCATTTACTGCTGTTATTACACCATTATATCCACTAGAAATATACTTTTTACCTATTGTTAAAGGCATTTAATTAATCACCACTTTCTTTTTAGAAATAAAGCCCTGACCATCGCAATGTAGTTCCTATCGCATTCATAACTTGTATAGATGAGATTTTTTCATAAGAATAATTCCTTGATTCACCTGCTGGAACATAAATACAAGAATCAGAAGGCAATATTCTAACATATAAAGGGGTTATATTTGCTTCTATTAGTAAATCATTAAGATATCTCTGTGTTCCATCTGCCTCCTTGAATTCTATTGTTTCATTTTCTTGCAATAAAGAATACCAAGGTGTTAAATTATTAAATTTAATTGATGATATGAATCCTGAGTGCATTAATGAGCCTATTGCCATTGTTATCATTCCTTTCTTTGCTATATAAGTATTTTAAAATTACATTCCATTATAATTATGATAATATACTGATAAAGTAACATTCCTATTAATTCCATTCGATGCTAATTTTGCTGATAATCTTGCATTAGGAGATTGGGGTGGAATCTGCACAGGAACATTTGTTATTCCTGATTGATTTGTATCTCTCGATGTTCTTATTTTTTGCAATTAATATTTCCTGACCGACTATACCATAAAATAAATGTAATTCATATATTCCAGTCGTTGAGGATGCTTCAAAATTTACGTAATGAATATCATATGCGTGATTAATTGTATTTGCAGGGATAATTTCTGTGAAATCACCCAAACCCCATATTGTAGCACTTGTAGCAATTGTGATACCATTTGCTAGAGAGGGATAGCATAGTGCAGGATTATGTATATGTTGATATAGGGAATTATTGTATCCTAATAATGTCTTATCTGTTGCATTTTGAGTTATTGTACCAATTTTAGTGTTTATTGATTCTACTGAAGAAGAATTTGTAAATCTAAATTCATTGATTGTAATCGCCTCCTTTTTGTTTTTTTGTGGGATGAGTGTGATGAGGTTAGTGTGATGTGATAAAGATGGTAAGAAATAGTAAAAAAATAAGGAGAAGAAGACAATTTGATTTTGTCTGTCTTCTCCTTATTTTTTGTTTTTGTTGTTGGGGATTGGATTTGTTGTATTTATTTAATTATAGGATTGTACATTTCCTATAATTATTTATCTACTATATATGCTCAACATCTTTTTTGCTTATGTTACGAAGTTTACCAAAGTTAAATTGTTTTTCATATTGGGAAGTTATTACTTTTGAATTATCTATATCGAATTTAATCCATGAATGACCTGTAGATATGTATTTCTTAGCATATTGGAGCATATAAAAGAGAATTAAATTTGAAGGGATTTTGTCTTTAATTGAGATTATTCTAATTTCTTTCCATCCATTTCTATTTAAACTATACCATCTATTCCTTGCCTTTTTATCAAACTCTTCTTGTGTTAAATCTCCGAATTTTACCGATAAATCATGTCCACCAAAATCACATTCTACATATAATTTATTTTCAGGGAATGCAATATCCAAAGACGCATTAAAATAAGGGAAATTTAAAATACCTTTATAAATGGCATTTACATATAATTGCTGATTGCTTGTAGGCGTAGTACCATTTTTATAAAATGATTCTCTAATTTTTGCTTGTATTTCTGGAGACTGAGAAGGATTATCTACTCCATAATTTCTCTGCAATGTTTCAATTTTCTTTAATTTTATGTCATCAGATTGTGAAGGATTATCACAACCAAAACGCTCATTAAACGTACTCAATCTCTTTTCTTGAATTATTTTACTATCGGATGGATTTTGCACTCCATAATTATTAGATAATGTTGCCAATGCATTATCTTTTATTTCTTTCACTAATAATACATTAGATACTCCATATCTCTCATTATTTGTTTCAATCATTTTGTTTTTAAAAATATCTAATTTTAATGCTAATTTTTCTCCATATTTAGAAAACATACTTTCTTGTCTTTTTTCATTTTGGCATTTAGGGTTTCCACAGCAATCTTTTGGTGTAATAGATTTTTTATTTTGATTGATATATCTTTCATATGGTTTCTGAACTTTTACTATTTTACAATAATCACATAGAATTTCAATCGTTGCAGAACTACCATTAGTTAAATCATCAACATTTACCATAAATTTATCATTAAATTTTGTAAAATTATATCCTCTGTTTATATAATGGTTTTTATTAGTATGATGCCATCTTACTTCTACTTCTTTTGATATTAACATTAATAAACACCTCACTCTGTTCTCCCACAATTTAGACATAAAAGAAGAGAGGTTGTGAGCAACCCCTCTTGTCGGTAGTTAATTAAGTTTCGAACCTCAATTAATGCCTATCTTTTAAAATTAGTAGTTAATTAATTAACTAATTGGTATACGGATAACTCGACCTATGTTATCACTATTTGTCGGTTTCAATGCTTTTAGAGCAAAATTAGTGACATTAGCATCCTTTTCCTTTTTTGTCGAAATTTGTAGTGCGGCATCAGGGACTGCTTTGTCAAAGATATATTGGATTTTAGATATCTGAGTTTCGCCCTCTTCACTTATTTCAAGTGTTTCAAGTACGCATATTACATCATCAGGAAATGAAATATTATCAATTAATACAGTTTCTGTTGTCGCAGGAGTATTATATTTATACCCTCTAACTTCGTAACGAGAACCAACTAGACCTCCAACAATTGTTACATCATCACTAGAAATTGTATATCCCGAAGTTACTGCAACTTCTACTCCACTTGTATTAAATATTTTTAATCCACTAGCAGAAGCCAAAGGTTCATTATCTAAAACAAACCCGATTGCTGTACCTACACCTACTCCATCTAAGTCAACACATTCATACCATTTACTAGTTGCCCACGCAACTGTACTTCCAGTAGTCGCAGTTCTTCCTAATTGTAATTTTATAAAATCCCATTTAAATGTTACTTCAGCTAATTTGATATCTACCTGACGATTCGATCTTAATATCGAAATTAAGGAATCTCCTCTACCTGCCCGTATTTCCTTTGAATCACATTTAATATCAATATCCGCACTAGATAATGTAGTTGTGGCAAATATATTGCCGGAACTGTCAATCATACTTACGTCAAATACATCCGCAATAAGACTCATAATTTAATTCCTCCTTATTATTTTATTTAGACCAACGAGTTTAATTTATTTAACTTGCTAGAGTCAACAAATAAGTCATCGTATGGACTTTTAAACATATTTATTTCTTCTGCAAAATCCTCAATAGTAACCTTTTCTGCAACTGTAGCAAATAAAGTATCTGTATCATATTTTTTCATCTTGCGAATTCTATAAAAATCAGCATAAATTTGATAAAGAGTATATTCAATTAAGTCACAATAATCTTTTCCCTTATATACCGAAACAGTTGTAATAATGTCTTCCATAGTAATTTTAGATGAATTTTTAGACCTAGATTCCAATACTTTATTAGCCCATTCTTGCACTAATTTATTCTTATAAACTTTTTGCTCAAATATTAAATTTTGCTTCATTATTATGACTCTGATTTGTTCATAATTTTGAGTTGTAATTATATTTGTATTATCAACTACAAAACCTTCTATTTTAGTTTTTTCATCAGAAATAAACTTAACATCTTTTCTTGTTATAATTGAAAAAGTATCTTCTAATTTTTTAATCAACTCTTCTTGTGTTAAATTTAATTGTGGCATACACATAAAAACTAACATTAATAACGGATATTCTGTTTCCTCAAAATGATTTTTTGATATGTGTAAAAGATGTGATACTTCGCTAAATTTATCATAATCTTTTAATCTGACTGGATAAATACATATAGGATTATCTTTATCAATTCCTTCCACATAGTCAGGTTGAGCAAATATGTATTTAAGTTCTGCCATTTATCTCAGTCCTTTTAAAGTTGAAGAGTTAATAGATATTTCGATAGAATATACACAATAAGTTGTGTCTGCAATTCTACCTGACCTAAATCTGGTTATTTCTGCTTCTGTAATGCCTATGCCCTTTTGTTGGTCAATCATCTGTGATATTTCATCGAAAACCCTCATTGAACGAATTTCCCCACGTCCACGAAGGATAGATAATCTATTGGGCAAAACTATCTCAACCAAATATGTAATTTCACTTAAAGGATATTTATTTAGAATTCCAGATACAGGATTGATAAATAATCTTATTTTTTCTGTTTCTGAGACAATTCCATCGAAGAATCCTAGAATGAAATTACCTTCTTCTAAAAGATCAATAGGCACAGCAGGGGAACTTAAAGGATCATCATTTAAATAATAAATATATTTATTAATATTTTGATTATTGTAAATTAAAGAAAATAGTTTCACTAGATTTGTTTCGATATTTTTGAATTTGAATGATTTTTGTTCCACTACATCTCCACCTTTTAACTTTTACTATCTAAGAAATAGGCAACACATCCTTTAAAGAAGTTAAATATTCTTCAAGAATAATCTCTATATTATCGAAATCATAATACCAAATCTCTAGAAAATTATATCCGTTTGATAACGCATAATCTTTTTTACGTCTGTCATGTTCGACTTGTTTATCTAAATTATCTGTTAAATATTTTGTTCGCTTATATTTACCTTTCTGATCAATGTCATGGAATTCACCCTGATATTCTATAAGAAGGTTATATTTGATCAAATAAAAATCATATGATAATAAACCACCACCTAAACCAACTAATTTATCAAATGTTTTTTGAATAATATAATAGGAATTCTTATTTTTTGTATCAAATGACAGTCTATTATATTCTTCTTCCATTGTTAATTTATGAAATCTATTACTAAGTAAATAATTATTAATTCTTTCCTCACCTTTAGAATACTGGCACTCAGGGCAACGAAAATTATATTGATGTGAATTACTAATCATTCTATAATAATCTTCATGTATATTGTCTTTACATTTCCAATAAGCGTAATGATTGCTAAATGGAGCATATTCATATGGTGATTTCTCATTTTTATCCGACCATAAATATAATAAATTTTTATCTTCTAATATTTTTCCTAAACTATCTAATATGTGTACTTTTCCATAATTATGGCAATAAGGACATCTACTATTATTGTTAATAAAATTACTAACCCAAACATCATAACTGCTATGATAATCTTTCTTTTGACATTTAATCCAAACTTTTTTATAAGCATATCCAAAACTAATTTCCCAAGGATCAATAATATTTAACTTATAATCCCAATACTTTTCAAGAAAATCTTCTCCAAGATTATCAATACCCCATTGAGCGAATGAGTTACATTTTTTACAATATATACTTCCCTCTTGTCCATTGGTAAAAGCATTAATTGTTTTTAATTCGCTTTCATGTAATCCTTTTGGGCAATTGAAATAATATTTTTTAGTTGTTCCATATGTTATTTCACTTGGACTATACTTATTTAATTTATAATCCCATCTGTCTAATACATCTTTTCTATTATTTTCAATACACCACTGTTCAAAACTAATCCATTTTTTAAATCCATTATTTGCACATTTACTACAATAAAAATTATTTGCATGTAAAGAATTAAGATATCTTTTCCATGTGACATTCTTTATATTTATTCCACAACCATCACATTCGATGTCAACTTTTGCATGGCTTCCTTTAGTTAAATCTTCAACTTTAACAAGAATCTTGCTTCCTGCAGGGACTACCAATTTTCCACTTGAATTTTTTATTCTTGGTATTTGATAACCTAAATCCTCATAATATTTAATTGTTTGTGGTTTTAACCCAACTTCAACTTCTTTAGTTATTAATCCCATAATTTATCATTCTCCTTCCAGTATTTAGAGAGACAATGGAAAAAGACATGTGATACTGGCACATGTCTTACTATTACCCTTGAAACGCTTCGAATCATCTCAAAGAACCATATATTTAATTGTTTTCTTTAATTAAATTACATAATACTCCTCAACTTAATAACCTTCTCAACAATCTCACCATTTCCTACATCAGTACCTCTTAAAGTAACATAATAAGTATAACTATTACATTTAATCGAACAACTATTCCCACTCAGCACACTAAAAACATAAGCACTACTTGGAGTAGTTCCTGCAATAATACTAAAATCAAATATTGCATCCATAATTTCAATTCCATTATTAAATTTGTGTGCTGTATAAATCTTAGTTGATCCTGATTTTATTTCTGTATCAGGTAAAATATTTCCTACTAATGTATAAGTGAAATTATCTTGTGGCAAATCAACAATCTCAATTCCAATACTATCCTGAATCAAATTATCATTATCTAATTTGCAATTAATCATTACACTCCCTACAGATAAGAAATTTACTAATCCTGTGCTTGATACAGTAGCAATTAAATTATTACTCGAAGTAAAAGTAAGCAAAGGAGATGTAATTATTATCTCTCTATCTTTTACTTGAATATTTAATTGTACAGGAGTATTAATATCTGCTTGAATCGAATCTCCATTTAAAATAGTAAGAGAATATGATGGAAATACTTGCTCAACTTCACTATATACCATCTTAATCAACAATAGTCCATTCACAGTAATATCATTAATGTCCGTAACCGAATAATTCCTCAATCCAAGTTTGAAAATGTAATTCATTGGAATTTGTCTAGTAATAGATGTATTACTTATTTGTATTGCAATTTCTGAATCTAAAGTTGAAATTATTTTTTGTTCATCTAGGGAGATTAAACCTTTTGAGATTATGCAGGGGATAGAGTGGAGGGTTGAGGATGAGTCGTAGAATTGGAGGGTGTTGTTACATCTCTCAATAATACAAGAACTAGTTGGAGATTCTATTGTTCCTCCGTCAGTACATATCCAATATGAATCATTAAATTTATATATGTCTCCTATTAATGTCGAGACACTACTATCTTTAAAAA